AAGGCGATTACTTAAACTTGCGAGGTCTAGGTTTTCGCTTTTTTTCTTTGCTCCAGAGTTTGTATGTCGCATACGCACCCGTTAGAGCTGTGATGTAGGCTGGCCCATTATCGATTACTTTATCAAGTAACCTGAGCCAATCTTCCTTGTCCATTTTCCTCACCTCCTTTCCTTATCCTTGATTATATTATATAACGGTATACCGTTATAGTCAAGTGTTTTCTTCAAAAAAATTATTTTTTTAAAATAATTTATATAAATATATAATCTCCTACTTTTTTCTTTTCTAGAGGACATTTTCAGAATTGTCCGCTCTGACGGACTTGAGCAGGCCGACAGCGATGTCGGTCTGTTTGCGCGTAATTTTTCACGCGAAAGCCAAGCAAAAGAGGGGCAAAAAAGGGGCATAAGTAGTAAACTTTTGTATTTTTATAGCAAGAAGCAGACGTACTTTGCGGCTCATAAAGGCTTATTTTATGGGGTTTTATCGCATTTTATCTTTTCCAGTTTGATGCTGTCTATATCCGTACAGTACGTTAATAATAATTAAAAAACCTTGCTATATCAACGTTCTGGCGTTGTTAGCAGGGTTTTTATTTGTTGCAGGGGGCAAAAAAGGGGCAAATTTTTACTTTCTGTCATTGGCAATCGCATCTAAAATATTCTCTATATTCGTTTTCATACTTTTTGTGACATGGGTGTAGATTTGCATGGTGGTTTTAGAGTCTTTGTGTCCGACTCTGGCCATAATGGCTTTTACAGGTATGTTTCTTTCAGCAAGCATACTAATTAAGGTGTGCCTAAAGATGTGGGAGCTGAGGGGCTTATTAATCGGCTTATCCAATCTCTGATTGGCTTTCTGCAGGGTAATGTTAAAAGCGTTTCGCTGTATTGGCTTTCCTTGATTGTTGAGAAAAATGTAGTCTGTATCAGGCCAATTTGGATCCGTGTTTTTGGCTAGGTCATTTAGCTTGATAAATTCATCTATAATCTCTTTTTCTCGGTTAGTCAGATTAGTCGTGCGGTAGCTTGATAGAGTTTTCGTTAGTTCTTTCTTAGCGTTTTTATCAATGCTATCTAATGTCCCGTGTATATCCAATTCTCTACTTTCTCGGTGAAAATTGTGTTTTTCGATAGCTACAGCTTCGCCAATGCGGCAGCCGTTCAAAGACATAAATTCAGCGAGTAGCCCTGCTCTATAGGTTCGGGGGGTTCTGTATAATTCTTTCAAAAGCGAGTTGAGTTCTTCAGGTTCCAGGTACTTTTCACTGATTGTTTTTATATCGTCCAGCGTTAAAATGCGCTTAGGGAGCGTAGTTGCTCGAGCTGGGTTATCGTTTATAATTTTTAGTTCCTGGGCATAATCAAAAACTCCATTTAAAACAGCTTTGATATGATTGAGTTGGGAAGCTGTGTAGTCGGAATTTGCAATATATTTTTTAACATAAGCAACATCAATATTGCGTATCGGAACGTTCGAGGCAAAGTCTTTTAATAATCTTTTGTACGCTGGTTTACGAGCCCGGACACTAGACCGCCTTACGCTCCTTTGGTAGAAGGTCCACCATTCATCCAACAAATCAGCAAACAATCTATCTGATGTCGAAAGTTTCTGAATAACCTTATCTATCTTCTCATCTAAAAGCTTCTGAGCTTCTTTTTTTGCTCTTGCCGATCCTGAGTCGAGAGTCACAGATACTCTTTTCCGCTTTTCAGTGTAGGGATCTTTGTAGCGCTCAAAAAATTTATATTTTCCGTTTGCAAGTTCTTCCATCCACATTGATTTTCACCTCACTTTTTGATAAAATGGGTACAGTAAAGAGAGCTTTTTAATGCCTTTTACTATACATGCTGATCCTCACACTCAAGATTGCCGTCGGAGAGTGTGGGGATTTTTTTATTTATTCAAAAAATCTTTCGACATTATTTGCTTGCGCTTGTGTTAATTTAGTTGAAATGGTTTTGATTTCACCAGTTGCAATATTTCTTAGTAATACCGATGCTGATCCTGGTTTTTCTTCTTGTGTAGTAACTGATGTAGAATTGATGGTTCCTTTTTTCTTACCAGAAGCCCCAACCATTCCGCCAACGATCGTTCCAAGTCCCGGCGCTAAAGCAGTGCCTAAAGCAGCACCAGCAAGTGTACTAGTTTTCTTGCCTTTTTGCTTGGTTTTTCCTGTAGTAGTTGTACGTTCGATAATTGTAGAGCCAGAAAAACTAAAGTTCTCAAATTCGTAAAGCACAGGTTCTTCTGAGTACATACCAATGTAGTATTGGCCATCAACCGTTTTTCGAACAGTAGTAGGACTAGAAAATTGATTACTTGCCGGTAAAGTTATTTTTGTTTCTAGTGCTGCCTTTTTTCTCATATCGTTAGCTTTACTTATACCTTCTGCGGTCTTATCGACTGCAGTTTTTGCTAGATCTTTTATTTTTTTGAAGTCCATATTTTCATCCTATCAATTCGTAGTACTCATCAATGACCATCAACTCATCTGTCACCGTCTTTAATTTGTGTTTTTGCATAAAATGTAAATAATTAAAAGACTTGTGGTCATCTGATGCTGCAAGCTCTTCTTCGAGCAACTTATGGATCATGTGCCTATTTGCTTCATTTTCACATCGAGTACGATTGTTTTGATAAAGTTCAGCAGAATGATCCAGATGTCCTAATTCGTGGTATATGACCCGTTTTTTGGCGTTCTCAGACAACTCACGATTTATAAAGATAATATTGATATCTTTGATGTAGATGCCTGGTCTGTGCCAAAGCTCATTATCAAAGTAAGCGAGAGTAACGCCGTGCGAGTCAACAAGCTCTTCAATAGTCATAAGCTATCTACCTCTCAAATAAATCTCAATGATATTTTGGATAGCGTCGATGTCCGCCTCTGTGAGTGGTTTACCATCGAAGGTCTTGGCATTTTCTGCCATTTTTCGCAAGTCGTCAGACGTGTATCCTGCGATTGTGTCACCACTTGCTATCGCTGGGTTGTCTGTGCGACCGAGTAAATAATCCAAAGATACATTTAAATAGTCGGCAATTTCTTGCATTCTTTCTGTACTAGCTTTTTGTTTTTTTAAAGAGTAGAGTGTATTTCTGCTATATCCAAGCTTTTCTTCCAATGCATTTATCGAAAGCCCTTGTTTATTTGCAAGTTCTTTTATTCTTTCAAAAGTTAGTAACATTGTTTTATCAACCTTTCTAGGAGATTGACAAAAAATATTTAAATTATTTATTTAAAATTGTTGACAAAATTAAATAAATGATTTAAAATAGTTTTTGTAAGTTAATGAGTTAGTAAAAAACGAAGTTAAAACTTATCTAAAAATAAATGGCTTTGGCGAGCAAGAAAATTGATAGATACAACGTTTTATCAAGGTTTTTAATTATGCCTTCATTTTAAATTATTTATTTAAAATTGTCAAGTGTTTTATAAAATATTTTACTAACTCTTTAACTTTAAACTAGTTAGAAAGGAGAAGAGTGTATGAGCCAACAACATCGTAAGTGGATTGAGCTTGTGAAAGAGCGCATCAATAAACGTGGATGGTCGCAAACTGACCTAGCTATCGTAGTTGGTGTTAGCTCATCAGCCATCACACAGCTATTTAAAGATGGAAAAGGGAGCGATGACTTGAAACTTCGCATCAATAAAAAGTTGCGGATCAGCGAGTCGTGGGAAAAATTTGAGTAGGAGGATAGCATGAACGAACTAGAAAAAACAGCCCTCAATGAAGTATTGAGGACGGTTAGACTTATAAATCAAAAAGTTGCTGAGGTTATTGAACTTCAAAGTCAGCAAGAGCTAGCTATTTCTTATCTTCGGGGAATAATGGATGGTTCTGTGTCCGATTGAGTATCTCTTGAGCTTGTTGAATCAATGACTGATGTTCGGATATAAACGGTTTTACTTTTATATCTTTGATTGGTGTGAAAGAAGAATAAGACTGTTGTTTTTCTAACAGATTTAGTATCTTGTTTAGCTTTTTGGTCAAATTGTCATTGAGATCATCAAGTGTAAGACTTCTTTCGGCACGACTCTCAGGCATTTCGAAGTTTTCAAAACTTAGTATTTTAGATTTCAAATTTTCTTTAGAATCTTCAATTTTTGCCACATCGGTATCGTAGAATACGGTACGAGTTGTAATAACATCGAAAGGAAGTCTTTCTCCTACCTTTATGATTGGTACAAGGGGGAGTTCTCGGGCTTGCCTGAAACCTAATTCATAAAACGCATTAGGATTATGTTCAGTCATATCTGCTATGACCATAGGGGCAGTTTTGAGGTAGTTTATAACTGTTTCGTTGATGTTGTCAACCGCATTGACGTGATCAACACGAACAGGTCTATAACCAAGTTCTTCACAAACAGGAGCGATAAGATATCTATATACGTTGTCAGCTCGTTCTCTGGTAGGTGTTCCAGATTCACCAATGGCAGTTACAATAAAACAAATCTTTTCAGTCATGTTTTTCTCCGATCGTTTTTATTTTGATTATACCATATTTGAAAGGGGGTGAAATATATGACTGAAGAAGAAGCAATTGAATTATTGAAATTCTTAATGACAGACTATGGGCGAGGGTATCTAGCTGGAGTAGTTAGTGGTCTTTCAATGATTTTGAAAATTTTAAAAAAAGCAGAGTAAGTACCCCACTTTCATCAAATTATTAAGGAGAAAACGGCTATGCTTTGGGAAAAAATATCCGAAAAACTTTCAGAGAAAAATTGGACAGTTTATAAGCTTTGTTTAAAAGCAGGTATCGGACCAGCTGGAATCTATCGTTTAAGAGATGGAGAGGTGAAAGATTTATATTTTGATACTGTTAAGAAAATTGCTGATGCGTTAGAAATCAGCATAGATGAACTAAGATAAAACAAAAAAGCACCTAACAGAAGTCAGGCGCTTACTAAAATAATTAACTGAATTATATCACAGAAAGAGAGGAAATGCCATGCCAAAAGCGGAATTAGTCTACAGGCCTGCTAATCAATCCGAAAAAGCAGAGGCTGGTGACTATGAGCATCTTTGCCAAATTTGGGAGGGTTTAAAACCCAGCACGGCTAAAGTTTGGGCAAAAGAAATGAGAGAACACCCAGACTTTAGAAGGTACATAGACAACCCAACACACAAGATTGTCTTTATCAATTACGAGGGATTTCGTTTATTTGTCAAATGGAAATCCCGCAATAGGTACAGAAGCAAGAAAGAGACGCTCGACGAGATGTTGAAAAACATCAAATTTGAAGAGCGGGCGTTAGTTGGATAAGGAGGAACAGATGAGTCTGAAAGACCTTAAAAGATTGACCATCTTGCAAGTCGTTGCAATCGTGCTGCTGGTCGTCGCTGGTGTGCAGACGATTGACAAACAGAATCAGCAAATCTACGAGCTGCAGAAGCAAATCAAGGACAATCGCGACAGTATTCGCGTACAGGCTGATACTAACAAACGGCAGGACATAATGGTCAATAAATTCAACCAAATGTACTATGAGTTTCAGCACTATAAGATGACAGGTGATTTAAATTTTCCGGGAGGGTGAAAAAATGGGTGAAGTTATAGGAGCGGTTTGCTTTGTTTCCAGCTTGCTTCTGGGAGCTTTATGGGCTAGTCATATCGACTTAAAAGAAAAGCGACTAGAAGCTGAAAAAGAAGCAGAAATAGACTTGTACGCTAGATATGTGCTTTGGGCTCAAAATGAATACATGATTGAGCAAAATCAAAGAATGGCTGAAGCTCGCAAGCACGATAATCAGTCATTCACGGTGAAAGGAGTGCGATGATATGACACAGGCGGAACGCATCAGGGAATATTATAAAGAATATCCCGCTGCCAGCTATGATGAGGTGGCAGAAGCTGTCAAAACAACAAATGTAAATGTCAGGGCGACTGTATCCAAAGATGTCAAAGCAGGCAGATGTGTCCGCCTGGAAGACAAATCGTTGGACTATTCGGCTCATTTTGGAGCATCAGAGGCACTTGCTGACTTGGTGGATTGGAAGAACGATACCAGACGAGAGTCGGTAGAGATGCTGACCAGAGCTGCTGAAAAAGAAACGGACAGCAATACGATGAGATTGCTGGTCAAAGAAGCTAATAAACTGATGAAAGAGGTAACGAAGTAGTGGTTAGAAATAAATTATCGGATTTAACCAACACGCTCTTTGCTCAACTGGAGACTTTGGATGACAGAGATCTCACTGAAGAAGAGTTAAAAGTAGAGCTCCAGCGCTCAAAGCAGATGGTTGCAATTTCTGGCCAAATCTTGCAGGCTGGCCAACTGGCCTTGGATGCTGAGAGATTTAAAGATAAGGTAGGTGATGTCAATGCCCCGATCGCTTTGCTGGAAGAATGAATATACTGATTATATGCAGGAGATTTGTCCAGGGCGGCTGACTCCTGAAGTAACAAAACTGCTAAATGAAAAGTTTGGAACCAATTACACATCTTCGCAAATCGGCGGAGTACGTAAGCGTCTAGGCTTGCTGGTAGGGAAAGTATTCCAAAAGAGAATCCTGACAAGCGAGCAGCATGACTATTTCTTGAAAAATTACGCTGGGAAAACTGCGCAAGCATTTGCGAATGAAATGAATAAAAAATTTGGTTTGTCATTAACCAGCAAGCAAGTCAAGAATTATCGAAGAAACAATCGTTTAAATAGCGGCTTAACTGGCCAGTTTGAAAAAGGACATACACCAGCTAACAAAGGGAAGAAATTTCCGAATATGCCTAAGAATAGCGGCCAGTTTAAGAAGGGGAGTAAACCTCCGAACTATGTTCCGGTAGGAACCATTGCTCAAACGACAGACGGCTATCCGAAAATCAAAGTAGCTGATCCAAACGTCTGGGAATTACTACACAGAAAGACTTGGATTGAGCACAACGGACCAATTCCAAGGGGGCATTCGATCATATTTTTAGATGGAGATAGATCAAACTATGATATTACAAATCTGGCTTGTCTATCAAAAAATGAAGTTGCGAGAATGAACCAAAATCATCTATTTACGTCCGACGCTGATTTGACTAAATCTGGTATTGGACTAACAAAACTTACAAACAAAATTAGAGAGGTAGAAAAGAATGGCTAGTTTATACGAGCTGACAGGCCAATTCCTGGCAATTTACCAGATGGATATTGATGACGAAACAAAAGCGGACACGCTTGAGGCTATCGATTGGCAAGAACAATTCGAACAGAAAGCGGAAGGATATGCCCACGTTATCAAGAATCTAGAAGCAGACGTGGCCATGTACAAGGCTGAGGAAGATAGCTTCAAAGCCAAGAAACAGGCAGCACAGAAAAAGCTGGATTATGTCAAAGATAACATTATAGCGGCTATGAATGTCACGGGTCAAACCGAAGTTAAGAGCGGTGCTCTTACTATAAAAGTCGCTAAGAATCCAGAATCAGTCAAGGTCAACGAAGACGATCTCCCGAAAAAATATTTTACAAAAAAAGTGACACTTGCGCCGGATAAAAAGACTCTCAAAGAGTTGCTGAAATCTGGCAAGAAAGTTAAAGGGGCGGAACTTGTCCGGACAGAAAAGCTGGTGATCAAATGAGAATTCTAGCAATTGATCCGTCAAGCAATCGAATTGAAACTAGTACAACAGGAATTGTCCTGCTGGACAATGCTGGTTTGGTCGATAGCTGGGTACTTCCTTTTGGCGCACAGAACTTCAAAAACTGGTTCAAGTCAACTGGTCGGAGTCTCGAGTTTGATATAGTGGTCGTTGAAAAATTTGAGGTCAGGGACAATGATTATTCCAGAGACAACTCAGTAGTCGAGACCATTGCGGCCATTGAACTATGCTATCCGGACTTGGTCCTACAACGTAATGCAGGGTATCAGACAGATATACCAAATGACTTGTTGAAAGCTCTTGGGTTATGGTCCTTTGAAAAAAGCCACCACAATGATATGAGGGCAGCTGCAAGGCTTGGGCTATTTTATGCCCAACGGAATGACATCGAGGAGGTGATTGTGGACATTGGCAATCGAATTACGCAAATGGCAAGCTGAAGCGGTCAAACGTAGCGATCGCGACTGCCCTGGTATTTTCCTTGAGGCATACGGAGGCCGTGGTAAAACTATCTGCGCTTTTGAAATCGCAAAGCACAAGGGAGCCAAAAAAGTCCTAGTTATCAATAATCGACTAGCCATCCTGAACGGATGGAACAGCACTTATCAAAAATTAGGCTACAACACTGATTTTGAATTAGAGACTATGACAGACCGCAGATTGCAGAACAAACTTGCAAGCGGAGAGTCTATTGAGTGCGATGTGTTCATTATTGACGAGTGGCAGAATATGTCTAGTGATGCCAATGTGAAAGCTTATCGCAAGGTCAAACGCAGCTATACTGTAGGCTTGTCAGCAACACCCATCAGGAAGAAGGGGCAAAACTTCTATCCGCTTGAAAAGACATTTTTTGGAACGGCCGAACCAAACCAAAAGGAAAACTGGCAACTAGCCCATGGGAAGATGAAATATTCCAAATTTAGCTATTCTAAGCAAGAATGGGATGACTTCCGAGACTATGAAACCTACGTGGCCAATCTGCCAAACTTTTTCCGCTGGGAAGAAGTTGAAGCTATTGAAGAGGCTGAGGAAAACAACGGATTTGAGGTTATCTTTGAGCCAGTCTGGTGCCTAATTGCTAATCCGAAAGAATTGGAACAATTTAGGAAGTTGAATATTGTTGGGAAAGATGGCAAGTACGCCATGGCCAAACAGACATTTGGCCGAAAGACTTTTGAACGGTATTTGATCCAGACAGGCTTTGAAATTGACTTCCCGAAACTCAAGGCTGTCAACGCAGACACTCCTATGCTGCTCACGTTGGATCTTATGCTGGCAAGTAAGACAGAAATGTTGATAGTTAGCAAATCCAAGCAGATTGTCGAGGTTATATACGAGCGACACCCTGAAATCGGTATCTGGACGGGTGACAAGAAAGAAGGGCATGATAAGCCTAATATGGTCGCTACTAGCCAGGTTTTGGGTGTTGGAGTTGATGGCCTTCAACATAAATTTAAAACTATTGTGGTTCTGGATCCTGTCAGTCCGTCTGATGGAGACTACGATGACTACCGGCAATTGCTTTGGCGAATCACTGGTAGCCGTCAACAACACGATGTTAGAGTCGTAGAATTTTATTTTTAAGGAGAAACAAAAAATGAACAAAAAAACTGAAATGATTGTATTCCGCAGCCGTGTAAAAGATGCCTATCTTAAGTCATATAAGGACAGAGGTACTTTGGCATTTGAAACTGACTATTGCTGCCTGGAACATTGTTTAAAGGTCCCTCGTAAGAAATACGAAGAAAACAAAAAGACTTACAAGGCCCTTGCTGCAGCTTTTGACTGTGAAATTGTCGCGGTTGAAGCAGAATATAAATTGACCTATCCAAATGGCAGCGATATCCGGGAGATAAAAACCGAGGAACAACCTGGATTAGCTCTTAAAAAGTTATTGGATTTTTTAGTTGATTAAGGAGTCGCAATGGGAAAAATATTTGGAGTATTGCAAGCGATTCAAAGTGAATTGGTTGCTCCAAAGGGACAGTATAACTCCTTTGGAAAATATAATTACCGGAGCGCAGAGGACATTCTAGAGGCTCTAAAGCCGATTTTAAAAAAGCATAATGCAGCAATTACCTTGAGCGACGAGATTGTTTACATCGAGGGGCGGCATTATGTTGAGGCATCTGTTACACTTTTTGCTGAAGGTGAGGCTATTGGAGCCAAAGCATCAGCGCGTGAAGAGGAAACCAAAAAAGGGATGGACGGCAGTCAGATCACAGGGACAGCTTCGAGTTATGCTAGAAAATATGCTTTGAACGGACTATTTGCTATCGATGACAACAAGGATCCTGATACTGATGAATATGCAAGCCAAACTGGAAAGCAAGCACCAGCTCAAAAACCAGCTCAAAGCAAACCTGCATCAAATCAGAAACAGAATCAGAGAGCATCTGGTAATGTTAAGTACATCACAGGGGCTCAGGCGAAGAAGCTGCGTGAAGACATCAAAAACATTGCGGAGGCTTCAGGCGGTCCAGTTAATACGGTTGGAGTATGGTTCATTGGTCAGCTTGGCGTAGAAAAGATTGAGCTTATACCAGCTGATAGATTGGCAGAAGCTCAAGAATTAATCGCAAAAACAAAAAAAGCAAAAGGAATTGAATAAATGATCAATAATGTTGTACTTGTCGGGCGTATGACCCGTGATGCTGAACTTCGCTATACACCGCAAAGCCAAGCGGTCGCAACCTTTACTCTGGCTGTGAATCGCAACTTTAAAAATCAAAGTGGTGAGCGTGAAGCGGACTTTATCAACTGTGTTATCTGGAATCAACAGGCAGAAAACCTTGCTAATTGGGCCAAAAAAGGCGCTCTAATCGGAATTACTGGTCGCATTCAGACTCGTAACTACGACAATCAGCAAGGCCAGCGTGTCTATGTCACAGAAGTCGTTGCAGACAACTTCCAGCTTCTGGAAAGCCGTAACCAACAAAACTCAGGAAAACCATTTGGAAATAGCAACCCAATGGATATCCAAGATGACGATTTGCCATTCTAAGGAGTTACTAAATGGGAATGAAAGAATATGCCCTTAAATATCAAAAAGCTGGTTTTTCCGTAATTCCCATCGTGCCTAACGGAAAGCAGCCAGCGATCAAGTTTGCTGATAAGCCAGCTATGACTGCTCAGGAAATTGAAAATTACTGGAATCAGTATCCGGATAGCAATATTGCTGTCCGGACTGACAAATTCTTCGTAATCGATATTGACTTGCATGGTAAGCATAACGGATATGAGAGCTTGGCCAATTGGGAACATCTGAACTTGATAACTCCAACACTGCAGGCAAGAACTGCCAGCGGTGGCAAACATATCTTTTACTTTAAGCATCCAGATGTGACCATGACGCAAATGATAGCCTTTCTGCCTGGCGTTGATGTTAAGGCTCATCCAAACAACTATGTTTTAGTTGCCCCATCTAAAACTCCAAAAGGTGAGTATGCCTGGGATTTAGAAAAATCTAAAGAGGGTGGCACTATGGTTACTGCTAGCCGAAAGTTAGTTATGGCCATTAAGAAGGAATACAACCGAAAGAACTCTGGTAGCGACCTGGATAATATTTACTATCAAATCAGCAAAGGTGCTGGTAAGCGAAATAGGACGACTGAACTATTTGAAATGGTAGTCCTGGGGTTCGGTGATGAAGGTAGCAGAAATGACACGCTTGCGAAATTTGTAGGTGGACTCTTGAGCAGGTCGGTAGATCCGAACTGTATACTGCAGCTAGCAGAAACAGCCAATAATAACTCGGTAGAGCCTCTTAGTCACAAAGAATTAAGCAGGACTGTTGAATCCATGATCAAGAAACATATGAGGGGGGGGTGACCATAATAGGTGATGTCGTGAACATTTCAATCAAGCAGTTTTCGCGTCGAAAAAAGAAAATTTTGAATGACGAAGGTGAACAGATTGAAATCGAATCTATTGTGGCTGACAGCCCCAGAAATGTACTACTTGCCATGAAAAGCGACAGTAAGCTCAATGATTTTCTCCGACACAATGAGTTTACGGGAGAACACGAAATTGTGGAGGACGTAAAACTGGATGCTATTCAGTTGAGGAAGGGCCAGCTGCCTTCTGCCTTTGAATCCTATTTGAGCGTTTACTTAGAAAATCACTTCAAAACAGTTTTCAAGGCTGGAGCATTAAGGGATGGCATCGAAGCATTCTTTGCAGAAAAAACCTACAATCCGGTTAAAGAATACATGGAAAATGCTTATGAGTCATGGGATCATAAAGAACGACTTGCCCAGGTGTTTCAAACTTGGTTGGGTGCAGAAGACAGTATCTATGTCCAGAAAATAGCCGTCATGTTCTTTGTTGGTGCAGTCTCTAAGGTTTTTAATCCCTGGGTCAAATTCGACTACACACTTGATCTTGTCGGTGGCCAGGGGGCCGGAAAGACTACTTTCTTGCAAAAAATAGCCGTCGATTGGTATACAGATTCAGCTAAGGATTTTATGGATAAGGATAACTATGAGATTATGCTGAAATCACTGATTGTCAACGACGACGAGATGGTTGCTTCCAGGAAAACAACTTTTGACGAGCTTAAAGCCTTCGTAACCAAAACAGAACTTTCTTTTCGTAGGTCGTACGGTCGCAGGGCCGAGAAATTTCCTAAAAACTTTGTTATCGCTAGAACCAGTAATAAAATTGAATACCTGGGCGATAAGACTGGAGAACGGCGCTTTCTGCCTGTGCTGGTGGATGCAGGCCAGCAATTTGTCAAACCCTTTGATATGACTGATCATGACGTGCTTCAACTTTGGGGCGAAGCAGTGGCCATCTACAAAAAAGGCTTTACGCTTACCTTTGAGGATGATTTTGAGAATGAGCTTGCAGTTTACAAGGAACGCTTCACTTATAAAGATGAAGCCGAATCGCAGGTCTATGATTACCTTGAAATGCTGGTCCCAGAAGAATGGGAAGATTTCTCAGTCACTCAGCAGCATCAATATACCTGGGCTTACTTTAATGATGGCAGCTATCGCAATGAGGCTGGTTTGCTTTATGAAGGTGTAAAACTTCAATCAAGCGTGTCTGCTAAACAAATACTAAAGAATGTCTTTGATATTGATAGTGCGAGAGGTGAAAAGATAGCTAGGAAAATCAAGTTGATTATGGATAATAATCAGGACTGGGAATACAAGGTTAAAAAGGTTAGAGGCAAAACGATGCGTGCATATTTTAGAAAAAATATACAAACAGAAGTGATGTAACCTCAGTGAAAATGATGTAACCTTTTAGGCCAAAAATGGTCAAAAATCACGCTTCGGTTACATCAGGTTACATCATTGATGTAACCGCAAGAAAAACCAGTTGTATCAAGGGTTTGAGTGCTGTTTTTGATAAAAATTTCAAAAAAGTGATGTAACCGTCCTAAAGCCTTGATACTATTGAGTTCTTGAGGTGTCTATTAGTATGGTTACATCATTTATATAAAATATTTAATAAGTAAAAATAGCAAGTGCTATAAACGTTGATATAACAGCATTCTTGTTTTTTATAAAATATGTTTTTTGAAAAGTGATGTAACCTTGTAACCTTGTTTAAAATATACAAATAAATGAATAAATAAACAAAATGGAGTTGGAAAATGAATAAGCAGGAATTGATTGAAAAATTAGAGGAACGAAAAACAATAATTGGGAATTTTCAGGGTTATGCGGTTTGGTGGGAGGATGTTAAAGAAATCTTTGAAGAACTACTAGACGAACCATCTTCCGGGCATGCTGAAGAAGCACCGCGCTATGTTAAGAACATACTAGCTCGCTTGCGAGAATTGCCATTGCATGACAGGGAAGTCTGGTTGAAAGCTATCATGGGCGAGTTTGAGCGGGATTTCAGTCATGCAAAATGGCGCGAGGGATATGAGCAAGGCAAGTTCGAGGGTATGATCGAATCTGAAAAAGTCAAAATCCCGCAGTTTGTGGCTGATTGGATTGAGGTTTGTAAAGAAAATTTGCCGATAGAGTTATATATTGCTATGAATCCAGATTTTATGAAACAGTGGAATAAAAGTGACAAACTTATTTCATGGGTTAGAAAAATTAACAACCAAAACCTCTTCGCTCGAGCATGGCTGGATGGCTACGAGGTCGAGAAAGAAAAGCGGTATAAGGTTGTAATGCCTAATGTTTCTTTGAGCGGAGGTGTTTTGACTCGTATCAAACATGACGATAGCTGGATTTGGATTGATACACTCGGGACCATCGTCGAAGGGCGAACTCACACTCGCAAAGAGCTGGAAGAAGCTAACTTTGGCTGGGTGTTTGATTGCCCAGGGATTGAGATTGAGGAGGTGGCAGAATGAATAAACGACAACGTAGAAAGAAAATTTTGAGCGGTATGAACAAAGAAGAAAGATATCGCAGGACACATTGTCCTGTTTGTGATAGCGAGATTGGAGTATTCGATGAATATTTTAATACGTACGGTTTCTGCTCTGAATATTGTGGTTATGAATACTACGGAATTTCAAGATTATAAAAATAAAAGATTGGGGTTAAAATGACACTATTTGATGAAGTACAACAACTTAGCTCAGAAAGTCACGCAAAATGGTTCGAGCGTTATTTTAAGAGATATAACCTAGAAGAAAAACTAAAAACTTCTGCTCAAAAAGGTTATACAGGCTATTTAATCGCTGTTTGGTCAGTTAGAGACAGATATCTCAGGAATCGATTAGAGAATGAAAGAACATTGGAAAAGTTAAGAGAACGGCTTGGAAAGGGTTTTTCAGTCGGGTATCAATTAACTTATTCTAAAAACCTATTCACAGGACAGGAATATGTCTCTGATAAGAAGATACATATAACTTGGTAAAACAAAAAAGCCAAGACACTCTCTGCCTCAGCTAAAATCACAATAAGATTATTATATCATAAAGGAGACAGAGAGTGAGCAAAGCTAAAGAACTACTTGATGAACTAAAGAATTTGGATGAAGAAATACAGAATCGAATAGACGAGCTTGCTAATCTTGAAGCTAGTTTACTTTCTAGTCCCAAAATGAACATGGATAAGGTTCAAGGTGGTCAGAGGGTTCGATTAGATGAACGTTACATCGATATTTTTAGTATGCAAGATTCCTTGAAAGAGTACATGAAGCAAGCAACTGCTGAAGCTATCCAGCGTAGAATTGAGCTCAGTAAATTGATTGATAAAATGCCTAAACCTGCAAGTCGAACAATTTTAAGAATGGTGTATATTCAGAAAGCAAGCGTGTATGATATGATGGATCATCTTGATTGTAGCAAGACAACTTTTTACAAAAAAAAGAAAGATGCAATCCGTGAATTGGGTGCTGTAGTTGATAACTGCGAACTAATGCGAACTAATGCGAACTAGATTTAAGTGCACTGGTCAATCAATCGTGCTATTATAGTATCATCAAGAATTAAGAGTTAGACAGTTGATGTCTGGCTCTTTTTTTATCAGAAAGGAGGGCGGCCATGAATGACCGTGAGAAATTAGCGATTGAAGAATTGAAGACGATAGCAAATGACCTTATGTCAGACTGGCCAACCTCTCGGAGCAGACAGAGGTCTTTTGTGCTCAATTACATGGCCAACGGATTTCAAAATGCTACGCAAGCAGCAAAAGAAGCTGGTTTTAGTGAGAAAAGTGCAGGAAAGACAGCTCATAATATGTTAGCAGGTATGGAAAAGTATGTACATATCCCACCAGTCGTTGAAAAGCTAAAAAATGCCTTTGACGAGCGCAGAACGGAGCTTTCTTTGCTTAATTCGGTTGATATTCAGCAATTTTGGGCAAAAATTATCAGACGTGAGATTAAAGATGTCAAGCTTGTCGGTGATGGAGAAGGTTATCAGTCAGTCAAGGAAGTACCGCCTGACTTGTCTGTAATGTTGTCAGCATCGGACAAGTACGCTAAGACGCTAGGCATGTATCAAAACAACATCGATATCACTCAACGGACTATTGAAATTAAAGTAGGTGATTGGGATGCTGACGAAGACTAGACCTAAAATCAATATTGTCATCGAACGACCTAGCAGAGTTTTCAATAAACATATATATGACAAGCTCAATGACTATTCTACCTTTACTGAAGTTCACTACGGCGGCGCATCTTCTGGCAAGAGCCACGGCGTTATTCAAAAGGTGGTCTTTAAGGCTTGTCAGGATTGGAAATACCCACGCAAGATCCTTTTTCTGCGAAAAGTGGGGTCAACGGTCTATGACTCAATCTTTGAGGATGTGAAGCAATGTTTGGATGTTTGGGGTCTACTTGATAAATGCAAGGTCAATAATTCAGCTTATCGGATTGAGTTACCAAACGGTGCCCAATTCATCTTCAAGGGATTGGATAACCCAGAGAAAATCAAGTCAATTAAGGGTGTGTCTGACGTGGTCATGGAAGAAGCTTCTGAGTTCACGCTAGACGATTACACGCAGCTGACTTTGCGTTTGCGGGATAAGAAACACAAGCTGAAACAAATCTTCTTGATGTTTAATCCAGTGTCCAAGGTAAATTGGACCTACAACGCCTTTTTTGTCAAGAAACCAAAAAATACGGTTGTCTATCATACATCCTACAAAGATAATCGTTTTTTAGACCAGGTAACCATCGAAAATATTGAGGAACTGGCCAACAGAAACGAAGCGTACTATAAGATTTACGCTCTGGGTGAGTTCGCAACATTGGACAAGCTAGTCTTTCCAAAATATGAGAAACGATTGCTTAATAAAGACGAGCTGGCGCATTTGCCGGCTTATTTTGGGCTTGACTACGGTTTCATCAACGACCCTTCAGCCTTGCTTCATGTAAGGATAGACGATGCTAACAAGCGCTTATACGTCGTTGAGGAGTTCGTAAGAAAGGGATTGACGAATGACAAGATAGCAGAAAGCATCAAGGCACTAGGATATGCAAAAGAAATCATTCGTGCGGATTCAGCAGAAAAGAAATCGAATCAGGAATTGCGAAATCTTGGAATCCCTCGAGTTGTCGATGCGCAGAAAGGCCCCGGCTCTGTCATGCAAGGGATCCAGTATCTCTTGCAATACGATTGGGTAGTAGATGAGCGATGCGTGAAGCTGATTGAAGAACTTGAAAACTATACTTGGAAGAAAGACAAGAAGACAAACGAGTACATCAATGAGCCGGTTGATAGCTATAATCACTGTATTGACGCTATCAGGTATGCTTTGCAAGACAGGATTTTACAAAGCAAATCGACACAAGACCGTATGAAGAACGCGTCTTATTATTTCAGGAGGTAAAGTTGGAAGTTAAATTTTTAAAAGGCACACGCTTTGACAGTAGATCAAACGAGCATTTTATGATGATGCTTGAGGATTTTGAAGCTATCGAATATGGTTCTGACAATTGGATTGAGCAGTTAAAACGCTATGTGAATCGTCACAAAGCAGAGCAGCAGCCAAGGCTGAAAGAGCTGAAACGATATTACAAAGGCGATAACAATATCAAGTATCGACCTGCTAAAACGGACGAAACCGCGGCAGATAATCGTATTTCTAGTGATTTTGCTAAGTACATTACAATTTTCGAGCAAGGCTACATGTTGGGTAATCCGGTCGATTATAAGAATGAAAACAAAGCAATCCTTGAACATATCAAGGGCTTTTCAGCCAAAAACAACGAGAAGAAACACAATTCCTCAATCAAGAAAGACTTGTGTGTGTACGGCCGTGCTTACGAGCTTTTAACAGTCACAAAGCGCGATAGTAAAGCGTGGGTTAAATTGTACAAACTCAGTCCAGAGCAGACTTTTGTTATTTACGATGATACATACGAGCAAAACTCACTCATGGCTGTGAACTACTACGATGTAGATTATGGTGACAGCAAGCGTAAGACGATTATCAAAGTCTATACTGCGGATCATATCTATAGTTATGAGTGGAAGTCCACAGATAGCGATAAAATGGCTCTCAAGGATGATCAAAAGCACTATTTTAAAGCTGTGCCAGTTAACGAGTACAGCAACAATGAGGACCGTTTAGGATCTTATGAGTCGGTTTTGGATAACATCGATGCTTATGATTTATCGCAGTCTGAGCTTGCTAATTTCCAGCAAAATAGCAACGATGCCATCTTGATGATTAAGGGAAATCCGTACACAGGAGCAGAGGAAAATGACTTTTTGGAAGATGGACGAATCAATCCCAATGGTCGGCTGTATGTGTCGCAGGCTTACAAGAAAGCTCAAGTCCTCATCTTGGATGACAATCCAAATCCGGGTGGAGCGAATCCTGATGCTAGCTATTTGATTAAATCGTATGATAGTGCAGGCGCAGAGGCTTATAAACAACGCTTAGTCAATGATATTTTACGTTTCACTTTCACGCCGGACACTCTTGATAACAGCTTCGCTGGCACGCAGTCAGGCGAGTCGATGAAGTACAAGCTCATGGCTAGCGACAACTACAGAGAGCAGCAAGAAGACCTGTTTGAAGCCGGTCTTATGCGTCGATTGCGTTTAGCGGTAAATATCTGGAAGATTCAAGGTAACGAAAACACAGCTTACGAACTCATCAACGAAACTTCTGTGGTTTTTAGTCCGAACGTTCCGCAAAATGAAAAAGAAATCGTTGAGATGATTAAGTCATTGTACGGTATCGTCAGCGATCAGACTATTTTTGAATTGCTGAATCAAGTTACGGGTGTAGATGCTGAAGACGAGCTGGAACGTTTGAAAGAGCAAGAAGCCTTGGAACAGCCAGAGCCGCGACTAGAACCCGTAAATGAGGTGGTCGATGATGAACAAGAAATCGAATCAAAACCATCTTGACTACTGGTCAGAACGGTCAGATGAGATTTTTCGTTATCTAGACCGGAAAGATATTGATTTTTTTGCAGAATTAAACAAGGTTTATCAAGAGCAAGCTAACGAAATGCAAAAAGCCTTTTATGATTTCGTTAGCAAGTATTCCGAAAGCGGCGCAATGAGCTATCAGGAGGCGCTGCAACGCTTGAAAGGCACCGACCTGTCAGATTATCGGGAGAATGCTAGAAAGTATCGTGAGCAAGCCGAGAAAGACCCAGAATTGCTTAAAAGGCTGAATGAGCAGTACACAACTGCACGCGCGACAAGATTAGAGTCATTGCAGCTGGATATGCTTTTTCGTGCAGGCGTCGCAAGAGGTCTTATTGCTGATAAGTTTGAAAGCTATTTGCAAAAAATGGCACTCATGGGCTATAAAAAAGCTATGAGCGGTCGGACTGGTACCATCAACGAACCAGCACTAAAAGAGTTGGTGAAAACTCCGTTCAACGGTTATAACTACAGTCAGCAATTGTGGGGTAATACAGACAATCTAGTGAAGGATTTAAAAAAAGTCCTGAAGGCTGGTTTTGTTCGTGGAGATCACCCGCGCACGATGGCTAGAGATTTAGCACAAAGATACAAAGTAGCCAACAGTAGGGCTGAAACACTTGTCAGGACAGACGGGACGATGATTGTCAATCGTTCCGCTATCCAACGTTACAAGGATGCAGGGCTTAAATACTATCGAATATTGGTTCATCTGGACAATCGGACAACTGAAATCTGCAAAAGAATTCATGCGGAAGACAAGCGGTATCTGATTGACGAAATGCAGGTAGGGGTAAATGCTCCACCTTTTCATTTCGGTTGTAGGTCGGGTGTGATGCCAGATGAAGAGGAACTAAATGGCGATGTCAAGATTTATGGTCATAACTTTGAAAAGTTAAGAGATGATCTTGCTAATTTGTGGGATGATATATCAAAAGGGAACATACCTTACAAGAGTATCGAACAAAGTCTTGCGGAGAGCTATACAATTGGACAGTTGCCAAGTGTGAAGGGGACCGAAGAGTTACTGAAACGTGTACAAGTGACCGGTAAGAATTTGGCAAAAATCTTAGAAAAGCACGGAACAGAATTTCCGTTGGAGCAAATGTTATTGTTACAAGAATTGGTTACTGATCCAGATTACACTGCAGATAATTCTGATCATCATAACAATTCGGTATTGCTCTATAAAAAAGTCCCTGAACGCTTGAAATATCTAATGGAAGCGGCGCTTATACAAAAAGATGATGGTAACTACATCATCCATTATCACAAAATTAAAAAACAAAAATTAAATAAATTGAAACGTGAGCAAAAGATACTTTACTCTAAAGATGATATGTGATATACTTGGAGTAAAGATAGAGGTTGAAAAGTATCCGCCTCCAACGCGCCACTTAGCTAGTGGGTCGAGAAATGCGGGCGACATCCGGCGGTCCCGCCTATCTTACGCTTAGATAGTAATCTAGGCGCTTTTTTGTTGTCAAAAAGGAGATAAAATGATTATTTGGAATTTAGTATTCATCACAGCAGGCGCCATCGTCCTGCTTATTTTATTAGTTATTGGCTACATCGTATTAGCTGGATTGCTTGAAGGCGCTAAAAATGCGTTAGCTAGTAGCAAGAAAGGACGACATGAGCAAAATACAAGTCAGAATTGAAGATATTAGCTTTTCGGCTATGGCCAAAGAGAGGAGACCCACATTAAAACTCGAATTAGGCCTGTTTGGTGGTAAGATAATTGATTCAATCGATGTCTTGCCAAAATTGGTAGAAGATATTTCAAAATTAGAATATGAGGTGAACCATGAACAAACGGATTAAAAAGAAAGTATCTAAAAGACGCGCGATTGAAAGACAGAACGCTGCATTAGCTGCTGAAGTAGCTTCGCTAAAAGCTACAGTCAACATGCAAGGCAAGATGATTGAAGAGATGCAAAACGTCAACTCTCACAACGTCCAAGCAACAAATGAGCGCTTTGACAAGCTGGAAGCTGCCAACGAGAAAATGAAGCTTGATTTGGATAAAGCTGTCGTTTCGTTTAGCAAACAGAAAAAGTCAAGTTGGTTTGGTAGAAAGTAGGTTTCAATGAATAAATACAAAAAGCTAATTGGATTGATCGAAGATAATCATTTTGAGATACAATCTAAAAAATGCCACGATTCACTAAGCGGTTGGACCGGCAACGAGTTATGGATTGTTGATAAAGAAAATGGCAATAAAATCTTTGATTTATCAATAAATGGTTACTGTTTTAATGATGAATCGGTTCAGAAAGCTATTAAAAAAATTGAGAACTATCTATCTTTGAAAAAAATGGATACTTTTGATGATTTTAAAAGCTGGGTTGAAAAGAATGTCGTACCTAAAGAAACGGAATAAACCGCTATAAATCACTATAAACCGTATGGAATCCCGTACGGTTTTTTGCTTGTCCAAACTTTGCTGAAGACGTTAAAAGCTGTACTGTTTCGCCGCCGGGCGTAAAACGAGACTATCGAGTGGCGACGTAATCGCTGGAGGACAATTATGTCAGAAGAAATCAACGGAACTACTACGACTGTGGATCAAACTGAGACCGTCGACACTCAGAATGAGAAAGCAGTAGATGTAGAGTCAAATGCAGATAGCGAGAAGCACGAACGTACTTTCACTCGTGCTGAAATCGGCAAGATGTTAGCTGCCGAACGCACCAAGTGGGAAGCTGAGCAAGCAACGGCGCTTGAACAGGCTAAAAGCGAAGGTGAACGACTAGCAAAGCTGACTAAGGACGAACGCGCTAGAGAAGAAGAAGCGAAACGAATCGCAGAATTAGAAAAGCGCGAGCGGGATATAGCCGAGCGTGAGATGAAGCTGGCCACTCAATCTCTTTTAGCAGATGAAGGGTTACCACAAGAGTTTTTGGATCATGTGCTGGCTCCGACGGCTGAAGAGGTGAAAGCTAAAATCACAGCTTTGCGAACTGTATTTGATAGCGAAGTTGAAAAGCGTGTGAACGAACGACTGGTTCAGAGCGCGCCTCGTCGTGGTACTACAACAGGAATCACGAAAGAACAAATTATGGCAATTGAAGATACCGACAAACGTCAGGCTGCGATTGCCGAAAATATCAATCTTTTTAGAAAGGGCTAGAATATGGCTGAACAAAAACTAACTACTATGGCTGACTTGGGCGAAATCAAGTCTATTGATTTTGTTAACAAGTTTTCCAAAAACATCAACGACTTGCTGACACTTTTGGGGGTCACACGTCGACAAGAATTGACAAGCGATCTGAAAATCCAAACTTACAATTGGACCGCAGATGTGGACACAACAAATCCAGGAGAAGGGGAAGACATTCCACTTTCTAAAATGGTACGCACTAAAGGTAACGCTTACGAAGTCGCATGGTTCAAGAAACGTCGTTCTGTATCTGCTGAGTCAATCGCTCGTCACGGTGCATCCGTCGCTATCACAGAAGCTGATACACGTTTGATGCGCGAAATCCAAAACGGAATTAAGAACCAATTCTTTGTGTTTTTGAAAAATAATCCAACAAAAAACAAAGGCACTGGTTTACAAGGGGCGCTTGCTCAAGCTTGGGCTAAAATTGCAACATTTAACGAGTTTGAAGGTTCGCCTATTGTTTCATTCATCAATCCACTTGATGCAGCCGCATATCTTGGTGATGCAGGTGTTGGTGCCAACGCGTCAAATATTTTTGGTTTAACATTGCTCAAAAACTTCCTAGGTATGCAGAACGTCATCGTAATGAACGGTGTACCAGAAGGTAAGGTTTATACAACAGCGATTGAAAACCTTGTATTTGCTAACTTGAATGTCTCTTCTGGAGACCTTGGCGGATTGTTCGCAGACTTTACAGATGAAACTGGTTTGATTGCAGTCGCTCGCGATCGTGCTTTGAAAAACCTCACTTACGAATCAGTGTTCTTCGGTGCTAATGTGCTGTTTGCCGAAATTCCTCAAGGTGTCGTAGAAACGACTATCGAAAAAGCGGCTCCTGCAGCAGTACCTGGAGGCTAATCAATGACAGCGATTGATGCGGATGAGATTTTGAAAGAAATCAAATTATTAAAAGGGGTAAGCGATACTGCGCAGGATGACTTGCTGAATTTGACCATCAAAGAAAGCATTGAGCGCATCCTTGCCTTTGTCAATCGCTACTCCGAATCATCAATTACAGAAATTCCGAATAGCGTAGCTTATATCGTTCGTGATGTGGCAGTAAAACGATTTAACAAGTTGAATTCTGAGGGTGCTAAGGCTGATAGCGAAGAAGGACGAGCGTTTACATGGGAGGACAGTTATTTGTCTGAAGATGATAAACAAGCTCTCATTTCTTTCGCTAGCAAGCGGAAGGCTCGAGGGATTGCGCGTTTTATCTAGGGGGTGATGCTGTGATTTACAATGATAGAGTCACTTTGGTAAAAGAGACTGTTTCAAACGACGGCCTCGAAGATGATGTTGCGACTGAGCAAGTCGGCCCCTTGCCATGCCAGCGTAGTGCGCTAACCAATAATGAGCAGATGGGAATCTTTGGAAAGTACAATCTAGACAGTTTTAAGTTACATTTACAAGGTATTCATCAAGATTTCTCAGAAGTCATTTATAAAGGTAAGCGCCGAGCTGTCAAAGGCAAGAAACACCACAAAAATAGTACGGTGATTTATCTATGAGTTTGACCTATCGGGTTAAAGGTCTAGATAAATTTCTGCGCGAAGTACAGAGAAAAGGGCGGCAAGCCCCGGTCGCTGTGGATAGGGAATTGAATCGCTCCAGTCTACGCGTTGAGCGTTTGGCTAAGCTATACGCTCCTTGGGATACTGGCTGGATGAGCGAGAACATTTATAGCATGCAAGCGAAGCTTATGGGCTATAAGGTTATCTCTCCAGCTTACTATTCAATTTATGTCGAGTTAGGCACACGGAAGATGGCTCCGCAGCCTTTTATGCACCCTGCTGTACAAGAGGAATATCCAAAATTGATGAGAAATCTAAATAAGATGTTTAAGAGGTGATTATGGATTCGCCAACAAGCAATTTACTAAGAGACTTAAAAAAGCGATTGGGAGTGTTAAACATTCCAATCCATTTTAAGTTACCCGACACGTCCGTAGTCGAGCCGTTTCTGGTAGTCGGTGGCATTACATCCGATACGTCAAAAACGGCACAGACAGGGCTGATAATCGAAGATAGTACTATTCAGATCGATATCTTTCTGCCGGGTTCAAAAAGTCGAGTCTACGCAGAAAACATCAAATCACAAGCTATTCGGTTATTAGGTCGCAATAGGCGGATGACATCAACTATTTTGATGGACAACTCAATCGGTCGAGAGGTCTATCATATCGTAATTAAAACGACCGAAACAATATTTTAAACAAGGAGGTCCTAAATGGCTGAAAAAGGACAAGTGAAAATTACTACAGCTAAGCCGATTGTTGGTAAGAAGGTATTCTACTTTATCCAATCAATCCATGCAGAAAAAGGCGAAGGAGCGCTTTTGCCGGCTTATCGTACAGATGGAAGCACAACGCTTGGCGGTGAGTATCAAGATGAGCAAACGCAACAAGGCCGCTTGCTTGAAAAATCAAGCGACGAGCACTCAATTGAGTTGACTCAATACTTTGCGCCGATGGATCCGTCAGTAAATGTAATCTTGAATGCTCAAGCTAAAGGTGAGTCAATCAAAATTTGGCGTGTCATCGTTGATGAAAGTGTCAAAACAAAAATTGGTGAGTCTGGTAATCAAAAAGATGCTTATCCAGCTAAATTCGGTTACGCTAAAATCACTGATGATGTCGAATTCAACGATGGCGTAGAAGAATTCGTTGAGCTTTCATACACAGCTGGAATCGTTGGTCGTTTGCAAGATGGTAAATTCCCACTTTCTGCTGCAGAACTTGCTTTGTTAAATGATATCTACGCATATCAAAACCCAGGCGAAACAACTGGCGATTACGACAACATTCAACGCTAATTTTCAGGAGGGTGGCTTTAACAGGTCGCCCTTTTATTTTTGGTTCAAAGGAGAAAAAACACTAATGGAATTTAAAATCGGTAACAAAATTGTGGAAATCAAATTTGATTTTCGTTTGATGTTTAGAATTGACAAGGATCTTGCGACAAAAGACGCAAATGGTCAGTCTTCAAAAAACGGAATCGGTGCTCTGTTTTATAAAATCGTCGATCGCGACGACCAAGGCATTGTGGATTTGATCCAGTTTTGTGGCAGCAAAAAAGGAAAAGCGGTCAGTGAAGATGAAGCGTTGTCAGCTATTGAAAATTATTTCGAAAAATCTGACGCTGAAGATCCGCAAGAAGCCCTATTCGAAGAAATTCAGGAAGAAATGGTTCAATCCGGTTTTTTCAAGAAGAAGATTTTGAAATATATCAAGAACATGCGTCTTGGGCTGGAATTAGCAGAGAGCCAAGCTACCGAAAACGACGCAACAGCTCAAATGCAAGCCAAGGCCATTTCAGAAATTATTGGCAAGATGGAAAGCGCGCTCTCTTAACCGAATGCGCAAGGCTTGGTCTAACTGACCAAGAAACGATTCTAAATTGTAATAAGTGGGAGCTTGATGCTATTCTTGAAGGTCTGCACTATAGGCAGATTGAAGAACGCGAAAACTTGTCAGGACTAGCTTTGGAACTGCGCTACACGCTCAATAGTAAGAAGGTTGATACCAACAAACTTAGCAAGCGCAAGGAAAAAGAAAAGGTGCGAAGAAGCTTCCACAAGCCGACAAAACAAGAAATCAAAAACAAAAGCGAATTTGTGGCCAAGCTTGAAAAAGCTAGTCAGATGTTTGCGAACAGAAAATAAATAATGAAGGAGGTGGATGCATGAGTTTTGATGGCTCAATCTTCGCTGAGATTGGCGCAGATACCAGAGCGTATGAGCGCGCTATGAATGAAATTGCTGTCATGACCAAACAAGCTTTTGATAACGCTCAAAAAGCTGCGGTTAATAGCTCAAATCAGATGATCCAAAAAATCGGCCAACTAATGAATGAGCTGGCTAGCAATAGCAGTACGCTTGGCCAGAAAATCGGTCAAGGCTTCAAAGGCGGTCTGAATATTGCTCTTGGTGAAATCCATCGGATTGCATCCAATATTGGGCAGCGTTTGCCAGAGTCCATACAAAACGGGCTAAACAAAGTAGCTCAAGCATTTATTAGTCTTAATTCCAAGATTTCTAGTACCTTATCTCCAATAACAGCTAAAATGACTTCGGTCGGTAGCTCTATCGGGAACGCTTTTAGTTCTGCGTTAGGAAGAGTAAATAATTTTGCAAATCAGGCTAGCAATACGTTAGGTGGCAAGCTGATCAGCAAAGTCAGCACTTTATCTAGCAAAATTTCAAGCGGACTTGGCAATGCTTTTCAACAAGCAGGTAGTAAAGCTACTAATGCTTTGATGGGTATTGTGAATCACACGAACCAAGCTGCCTCCGCTACAAGCAACCTCATCAAGACGGCCTTGGGAATTTCTGCAGCTTATGCAGGATTTAACTTCATCAAGAATGCGATAGGCGGTGCGATCACCAAATCGGCTGACTTTGAAGCTCGTATGAGCAGCATCAAAGCTGTTACTGGCTCTAGTGCCGAAACGATGAAGCAATTTCATGATGCAGCCATTAAAGCGGGTGCTGACACAGCGTTTTCTGCTACAGAAGCGGCAGATGCTATTGAAGAATTGGCAAAAGCTGGGGTATCTACCAAAGATATCTTAAACGGCGGCCTTACGGGTGCTTTGAACTTAGCGACAGCAGGCGAGCTTGACCTGAAAGAAGCGGCAGAAATCGCATCTACGGCTTTGAATGCCTTCAAACGAGATAATCTGAGCGTAGTAGATGCAGCGAACCAATTAGCGGGCGCTGCGAATGCGTCGGCTACTGATGTCCATGAATTGAAGTACGGGCTTTCTGCAGTTGCTCCTGTAGCTAGCGGTCTTGGGTTATCATTCAAAGACACAACAAATGCTCTTGCAGTGTTTGCTCAGAATGGTCTTAAAGGGTCTGATGCGGGTACATCACTCAAAACAATGCTGATGAACTTGCAACCTCAAACTAAGGCACAAACGAATATGATGAGAGAACTAGGCATCATCACAGAAGATGGGTCTAATAGATTCTTTACTGCAGAAGGTAAAATCAAATCATTTGCTGAAGTATCTCAAGTATTAAAAGAAAGCTTGAGCGGTTTGACGGAGCAACAGCAACAACAAGCACTCAAGACCATGTTTGGTACGGACGCTGTGCGTGCGGCAACTATCGCAATGAATGAGGGTGCAGATGGCGCGAACAAGATGCAAGCGGAAATCAGCAAGGTTACCGCTGCACAAGTTGCTGCTGAAAAGTTAAACAACTTAAAAGGCGCTATTGAAGGCTTGAGCGGATCGTTTGAGACTCTACAAATTAAGCTCGGGGAATCCGTCCTGCCACTGTTTACTACAATCGTAAAATATGTGGATAAGCTGGTAGATAAATTTAGTCAATCGCAAGGCATCCAAAACTTTACTGATGCTATGGCTACTATCAATCCTGTCTTAGACCATTTCTTGAATGGTACTAAATTGGCCGATGGTGTCATGGAGAAATTTAAAGGTACGATGTCCTCTGCAGCACCCATCCTTAGCCTAATCGGTGGCCTACTCGCATTTGGTCCTGCAACTAAGGGGCTAACATTGCTTACTGGCCTTTTAGGAGGTTTGGGGACTAAAATAGGAGTCCTTGGAGGTATATTGAGTAGCGGTTTTAGCTCAGCCGCTGGAATGGTCGGCCTCTTTGCTGCTCAAGTTAGCGGTTTAGGTGGTGTTTTAGGGGGAGCAGCATCAAAAGGCTTGTCTGTCTTGTCTATGATGACGAGCGGCATCAGCTCTGTCATGAGTGTAGCTTTGGCTGCTATCGGTCCAGCTGCCATCCTTGGTTTGGTCGTAGCTGGTTTGGGGATCATCAACAATCAATTTGGCACTCAAATTGACCAATTGCTAAATACAGTAACGACAAAAGGGCCTCAAATTATCCATAATCTGGTTCAAGGGATCACGAATGCTATTCCCGCTCTAATCGCTTCAGGGGCGAATTTAATAGCAAAATTCGCTAGTGCTTTTGCAACTATGTTCCCTGTCTTGGTACAAGCTGGAGTGAGCCTGATTGTGAGTTTGGTTCAAGGGATTGGCCAGAATGCAACTTCCTTGATTAGCTCAGCCAATACTATTTTAAGCACTTTTGTCAGCTCGTTGTTAAACGCGCTGCCGACTCTCTTGTCAGCAGGGATGGAGTTGTTGGCAAATCTTTCTCAAGGAATACTAAACAACATTCCTCAAATGATGGCTAACGCTCAAAAGACCATAACGACCTTCTTGACTGGTCTTGGTCAACAAATGCCACAGATTATCCAAAACGGGATCCAAATTCTGCAAAATCTGATAACTGGAATTGTCCAGTCATTACCAACAATTTTGCAAATTGCGGTACAGGTCATTACGTCCTTTATCCAAGGTTTGGTATCTAACTTACCTGCGATTATTCAGGGAGGTATCCAGCTGATCATGTCTCTTGTGACAGGTTTGATACAAAACTTGCCACAAATCATTGCTTCAGCAGCTCAAATCATCGTTTCGCTCGTTTCTGGCTTGATACAAGCGGCACCTCAATTGATTATGGGCGGTCTGCAGTTGATTGCTCAATTAGTCATCGGTTTGATAACTGGCATACCGAAAGTCTTAGAAGCTGGTTGGGAGCTTATCAAAGCTCTAGGCGGTGCTTTGATTGACGGAATTGTTGGAATTGGTCAAAAAGTTGGCGAGTTCTTCGGCGGGATTTGGGACTGGATCACTGGCAAGAACGAAGAAGGTGCTAGCAAGACCAAAGCTACTATGGATAATTTGACATCCTCTGTGTCGACTAAAACAGCTGAAATGTCCACGGCTGCGAAGACTAATACTCAAGATATGGCCACAGGTGTCCAATTTAATATGGACACGATGGGGCTGAATGCTTCTAATGCGGTCAATACGATGGGTGCTAACGTTACAAATGGAATGACACAGGCTCAAACCAATGCGACGTTGCAGGCTCAGACTATGCAACAAAACGTTGGCAATTCTATGAATTTGATGGGGCTTGATACGCTAAATAAAGTAACGACCATGAATACAAATGTAGACACTAACATGCAAGCGCTCGTTACGACTACAGGTATTAACATGCAGGCTTTAAGTAGCAATGTATCAAGTAACATGCAACAAGCACAGGCGACCGCTACAACTGAGTCAGCAACCATGAATGCCAATGTATCAAGCAATTTGAGCGGTTTGAATACAAGCGCTAGCTCCTACATGCAGGCGCTTCAAACGGACTCAAATGCTGCATTCCAGACCGTTCAAACTAATGCTAGTGCTATTTCTAGTAGTACGGCTGCCGCTGTTTCGGGCAATTACAATACCATGAGCGGAAATGCGACAGGCTCAACAAATAATATGCAGGGTTCTACCACTTCGGCGTTTACTACTATGCAGTCTAACGCTGAAAGTAGCTCTCAAGCGGTCGCAAATGCAGTAACAAATAACTTTAAGAATGCTGAAACGGCTGCGACAAATGCCATGAACGGCGTTTCTAAGGCTGTCACAGACGGCATGAATAAAGTTGATCAAGCTGCAACGTCAGGCGGAAACAAGATGGCTCAGACATTTGATAGTACCTTGAATAAAGTCAAGAGTTCTGTTCAACAGGGGATGTCTACCGTTTCATCTGCTTTTAATAGCGGAATGAACCAAGCTGTCAGCATTTCGTCTTCTGCGAATAGTCAGATTGTGGCTATTTTCAATACACTAGCTAGTCATCTGTACTCTGTTGGTGTCCATGCTGGTTCTGGTCTTTACAATGGACTAGCAAGCATGGCCGGTAGTCTTTACTCGCTCGCATATTCAATTGCTTCTAACATCGCAAGTGTGATGCGTTCTGCTCTGGATATCCATTCTCCTTCTCGCGTCACGACTGCGATTGGTAGCTTTACAGGCGAAGGGATGTATAACGGTATGACCGGTTGGGTAAAAGCGATTGATGGAGTCGCAAAAGACTACGCCATGGCCATCACTGATCAGAAATACGGAGTTGATAGCGTAGTTACTACCTCGGCTAGCGTAAATAATAGCGGCATTCGTTCGTCTCTTGAAAATCTGAGTGATGATGTGAAGCATTCTCAGCTGTCGGATACGAAATTTGAAATCCACAATGAAATGGTGGGAGACAAGATCTATACGACTGTTAAAGAGAAGGAAGCGCGTGACCGTATCAAGGATGACTACTTTGTCTACGAATAGAAAGGCTACGCAATGGATTTACTGATTACACATGCTAACGCTGAGACTAAATTATCTCAGCTAGGCATTTATAATATTAAAATTGATGATAGTACGCCTTCTATTGAGGTGGACAGGCGTACAGTCAAGGGGCGCAGCGGGTATATTCACGATGGAGTTACCCTGCGTCAAAAAACAATTAAAGTTTCTGGAAGGCTGGCAGTTGCTAGCCTTTCGGCTTTTATGGAAAAACAAGACGAGCTTGCAGGCTTGTTGTACGGCGATGAACCTTATTTCGTTACAAAAATGCACCCAGTACAAGATGACTTGTACGGGTTTGAATTGCCGGGAGCGAAAAAAGGGGATTTGAACCTTTTGGAAATCCCGCATACGCCTTGGAAGTATCGATATAAGGTACATATTGGAAATGAAATTGACTATAGCTTTATTGGCAAATCAGCAGCGGGTTTGAAATATAACATTTCTTTTGAATTGGTGACTGCTGAGTTGCCATTTGGTGAAACTGCTCCTAGAGATGTTGTTTTGACTGGTGGAGTCATTCCGTACAAAGGCACGGCAGCTCTTAGTCAGCTAGAAGTGCCTTATGTAGTCGAATTGACTGCAAGCGCTAATCAAACAAGTTTCTTCCTGGAGATCGACGGAAGGCGTTGGGTCTACAATCATGCTTCAACGCCAATTAAAGAAGGTGACAAATTACGCTTATCTGGTGTCGAAAACGTGATTTATAAAGGCGTGGCATTGCCAGACTTGAATATCAACATTCGAACGAATTACGAATATTTTGTCATCCGGCCAAATCCGCAGAAACAAGTACGCTATTCCACGGATTTCAGGGGCACTATCAAAATCTTTGGTTTCAAAGAGTTGTATAAGTAAGGAGGTGGTAGATTGATTACATTTATTGATGAAAAAGGTACAGAGCACAGCGCTTTAGTCGCTTACTCTGTGACTAATGCGGTCAACGGTGAATTGTCTGTAAAAGGCACAATCTACACCAACGATAAAGTCTTGCACGGCATAGATCGTGGCTGGCGTTTTCGCTTAGACGATGAATATTATCGGGTTACTTATGCAAAACCTAATGATACAGGACGACAGATTGAAGTTGAATTTGACGCAGTGCATCAATTCTTCTACGATATGTCAAAATCAATGGTCTATGATACTTTGAATGGTTCAAAACCATTTGAAACTTATCTACAAGCGATCTTTTCAGGTAGTGGCTATTCTTACAATTTAGAAACGACAGTCGGGTCTATTCGAAAAGAAAATTTCGGAAATAAATCTCGACTGTCGCTTTTTAACGATATCATCAAGGCTGCTGGTCTGGAGTTTTCCGTGCGCGGGCATGTCGTCCGCATCCTAAAGAGAGTAGGGACGGATCTTTCCGCTATCGTTCGTAAAGATTTTAATATGAACGAGTTGAAAATCGAAAAGAATATCAACAGCTTTGTGACTTATCAGCGAGGGCTTGGTGCTTGGAAAGACGATGAAGATCATTCGAAAGGTCGCTATGAATCTGAGTACGAAAGCCCGCTAGCCAAAATCTATGGACGAATCGAAGCAGAGCCTGTCGTAGATGAACGCTACAAAGAAACTGGCAAGCTCTTAGAACGCTTAAAAGAGAATGTCGATAAGTCTTATAAGGTTTCTGTTGAAATTGATATGGAAGACTTGTCACGCGCTGGTTATCGACTTAGTCGTCCAAATCCGGGCGACTACATTATGGCCATTAACGAAACGTTAGGATTTAGCCAAAAGGTTCGTATTGTGTCGTTTACCAGCGAATACGACGTGGGTGGCAATCTAATCAGTCGTAAGGTTGTCTGCAATGATATCGGCTCTGTTCAACGAAGGGCAAGCGAAATGAGTAGTCTTGCTCGTTCAGTTCAGGACGTTGCTGCAGAGAATGCTAAGGCTATTGCTACAGCGACCAAAGCACTTGTTTCTGCCGATGGAAAGAACACGATTTACTTTGGTGAAAGCAAACCGAGAGACGAGCCCGTAGGGACTCTTAGAAAAGGCGACCAGCTTTATCTAAAAGAGGGAGAAAAGACTAATCTGTACTTTTGGAATGGGGCAGAATGGGAACTCAACCCTTTAGAAATGGATCTCGTGAAATTTCGCAAGGAATACGAGTCCAAAACTAAAGAGATCAACCAATCCATGGCTAACCAGACCCAGCAAACCACCCAAGCCCTCCGCACGGCTGGAGCCAACGCCTCAGCTATCGAGGCGGCCAAGGGAGCTATCACCAAGCTCAATCAGGACTTAGCTGGCGCCAAGCAGACTAATCAGGCTGCAATTGACCGGCTGAAATCTGACTTTGCTAGTGTGCAACAGGCGGCAAGCGACCAAACAGCGCTACTAAGAAGTGACTTGGCCAACATCCGCGCCAAGCAGAGCCAAGCTGAAACCGAAATCGGAAAGCAAGTCGCAGCACTCAATGCGACCAAGACTGAGCTTGCGGGTGTCAAATCTGCTCAAGCTAATTACGAGCAGAGCACACAACGCAGGCTAGCAGAGCTGGCCAACGTGACCGACAGCAAAGCCAGCAAGTCGGAGCTGGTGCAGACCGCTCAGGAATTGAGTAGTCGGCTTGCGAGTGTGCATTTAGGCCGTAGAAATCTGTTAAAAGGCACAAAAGAGCTTGCGAGATACAAGCCAGCCAGCGAATACAACGGTTTTAAGGTCATCAGGACGGTTGCAGGAGCAACTGGTTATCAGGATAGCTACAAAGAAACAACCGTTATACCAACGACTGGGACAGAGTACATAGCTATCTTTTATGCGAGAGCAAGCGAAAATGACTATCCTGTACGATGTCATCTATACAATCCAAACACAGTCACGTTATCGGAAAACAGCAGCGGATATAAGTCAAGGTCGTCAGATGGCTTGTCTATTATCCGTCTCTCGACAGACTGGCAATTGTGCTGGGTCAAGTGGACTCAAACCGCAATTGACACAGCCAAAGGAGTTATCATTGGCCGACACGGCCCTCAAGTAGGCGGTAAAGAGGGGGTATGGGTCGAAATCTGCGCCCCTGCCCTTTTTGAGGGTAATCTTGTCGGTGACTGGTCACCCGCTCCAGAAGACCAAGATGAGCGTGTCACAGCCGTTGAGTCAACCTTTAAGCAACGCGCCGACTCACTGGAAGCTGGTGTGTCCAGCTTGCGTGAGGGTCTCAAGACCAAGGCAGATAGCAGTGCCTTGACAGTGCTCTCAGATAGTATCAAGCAGTCTGTCAAGTCGCTTGAGACCGGCATGGATAACAAGCTGGACTCAAAATTGAGCATAGCCCAATTTGAGGTGCGGGCGTCTGGAATCCGTCAAGAAATCGTCAACGCGACCAAGGACAAGGCTGACAAAGCTTTGGTAACGACAGAGGCTGGGCGGTTGAGGGAGGAGCTGGCTAGTCTTAGGGTTGGTGGGCGGAATCTGTTGAAGGGCTCAAAAGGGCCGTTTAAGCCAAACGGAAATCCTGCGAATTTTGATAATAAAACGCTGTATTCACAGGAAACATCAGTATATCTTGTCCAAAATGAGAAATACAGAATCTCTGCGAAATCTGACGGTAATTTTACATCTTGGCACAGCCCAAACAACGAAAATGACAACGTAGTCTTGTGGTTGATGGACAAAGCTGTAAGTAATTACCAAATCGTGTCAGATGCCAAAACTGGTACAACCGGCACAGAGTTTGTATGGAATCGTCCGACGGGTACCTATCACTTGCGAGTCAACACCTATCGCAAAGACCCCGAAAAGCTGAAAAGCGTTTGGGAGGTCAAAGTAGAGCAAGGCTCATTTAAGACAGATTGGTCACCAGCCCCAGAAGACACCGAAGGCCTCATCACAGAGGCTAAGGCAACCTTCGAACGCACAGCTCAAGGACTGCGGACTGACTTGTCGGCTATCCAGAGCTACGTTAGCGCTGACGGTACGAGAGCGGAAGCTCTGCGTAGCTACTCCAGAGAAGAGACGGCCCGTCAGCTAACAGCCGAGCGCAAGCTCATTGAGGCTGGATATGTGGCCAGGGCACAGCACACAGAGGATGTGCGAGGGCTGACAAGGCGGTTTGAGGAGCTGAAGACCAGCTCTGAGACGAAGCTGGCTGAATATCGTCAAACGGTTGATGGCCAGTTTGCTACTATATCCAGTCAGATTTCTGGTAAAGCCAACCAAACTGATTTTCAGCGCGTACAAGAGACTAGCAAGCTCTATGAGCGACTGATCGGCTCAACCGAAAAAGAGATCACAGACAAGGTCTCTCGCATGGTCTTGTCTAACGAGCTGTTTCAGCTCGAGGTCTCGAAAAACCAAGGCTTGCGAACTGTCCAGAGCCAACTAGCAGGGAGCTGGTCAATTAAAAACCTCAATTCAGCTAGCGATATCCTTGGTCAGCTCAATTTAAATCCAGATGGATCAGTCTCAATCAACGAGGGGCTGATCTCTATCGGCGATAAGACTCACATTAAAAACGGCGTCATCAAGAACGCCATGATTGAAAGCATGTTAGCGGATAAAATCACAGCGGGCACGCTTAACGCTGCGAACGTTAACATTGTCAACTTAAATGCTAATAAGATTGTCGGCTTAGATGCGAATTTCATTAAGTCTAAGATTGAGTTAGCGTTTATCGAGTGGATGAAAGGCAAAGTCATCTCTGCTCAAAACGATGCGATGCAAATCAATCTAAACGATGGTCATATCCTGTTTTACAACGACGACGCCTCCATTAAGCGAGTTTTAGAGGGTTACCCAACTCAATTCATCCGATACGAAAACAAAGTGGAAAACGGCCAGAATCACGGCCGGACTATTATCGGAAGCAACCGAAATGGTACGAACGCTTGGAAATCTGTCTCATTCGCAGGCCTTGTTATTGACAACAACTCGAACAACAGCGTTGATAAAATCTACCAGTTTGGTGACTATAACTATCTAAGACACGCGCAAGGTGATGATGGCTGGAATTTTAGCGTAGTAACTCAGGTGATGACGCCCGGCGTCTGGAACAAAAACTCAGAAATTTGGGCGCGACATTTCGTCGTGCCTCGTAACACAAAAGGAGACACAGATAGCCCAACGCAGTTTATCCGCTTAGAGGAAAGTGTAGCTGCGATTTGGAATATCTTAACTCACGCAGCAAGCGGTCAAGTCACGATGACCCAAGCAATGAAAAACTTGATTAACTCAAGGAAGGCCGCTTGGGACATCGTCCGGAACGTAGGATAAAAGGAGAAAAAATGAACGAAAGCATACAAAATAATTTAGCGATCGAAATCGCTAATAAATCATTAAGAATCGCAACGCTTGTAGCTCAAAATGAAGAGCTACAAGCGCAACTGGAGCAAGCTCTCACTCGCAATGAAGAGCTTGAAAAGCAATCGCAAGCATACGAACCACGCGCAGAAGAAGAACCAGAAAGCGAGGTAGAGCCATGAGAAACTGGACTGTAGTAGGGAAATATCCAATTTATGACGATGATAACAAGATTTCGCACACCGAAATCGCTATCGCGTCCACCTCCAGTGGTTACGCAACCTTCTCTGAGCGAGTTTTTGGCGACCATGCGAACAAGAGCGAGAAAGAGCTGGTAGACCTTGCTTTGGAAGCTCTGTTTAAGTCCGAATTTTCGGATCGCGCTATGGCGGAATCTGTCCAGAAGATCGAAGAGATGGATCAAGCTATCAAAGAGTCTAAGACTTTAATGGCCAAAATGGAAGCGGCTATCGCAAAAGCTGAAGAATCTACGAATGAGAATCGTAAGCTTGTCAAAATGGTCACGCTAACGCTCAATCAAATCATCGCAGGCGGTATTGATGACTCCGCCGACGAAGCAGGCGAGGAGGTAGAACATGAATCGTCTAATCAACCAAATCAAGAATAAAATTAAAGGAGGATCAGCAATGATGATCAATTATTTTGCAATGCAAGTCAATTTGGGGTGGATCACCCTTGAAGAAGTGCCAAAACGCTATCGTGCGAAAGTAGCCGAGCTGGTGAATCTGTCCGACCTCGGAAATAAGGAAAGCAAGAAGGGAGATTTATGATCCGCTTTACACCCGAGGATATCAGCCTAATTATTGGTTTTGTCGGTGTCTGTCTGGGCATCTACGGCAGTTTTAAAAGTACAATTATAGCGCAAGAAAAGCGCTTGGTTGTGCTGGAAAAAGATATCGAAAATTTAAAGGAGTTCAAAGGCTCGGCTACTCAGCGCCTAAATAATCATGAGGAACAGAATAAGACAATTTTAGTCCTCGCTGAACAAATCAAGGGACTGAGCGAAGATGTTCGGGAACTCAAACAACTTATCACGAATAAGGAGTAGCTATGCTAGATTTTTTAAAGAACTTATGGGACAGCGGGATTTTGACCGCTGTCGCCTTTTATGCGATTAGACTAATAATAGCGAACACAAAAAATAAAAATATCGCTATGTTTGCAAGCTGGGCACAGCAGGCTGTGGCCTTTGCAGAACAGTATTCCAACCCTGGGCAAGAAAAAAAAGACCTAGCTATGAGACTGGTTCGCAGGCGTATACGAGCTAATGGCTTGGCTGGTAGATTTAGCGAGGAGCAAATCTCAGGCGCTATCGAATGGGCATTGGCCGAGATGAAGAAAAATAATTAGGAGGAGGTGATCGCTTGACGACACAAAGACAACTTTTAGACAAGTTGGATAGTTTGGTCAATCAACGCGTGACAGTACCGACGAATCCATATGGCGGTCAGTGCGTGGCCTTAATTGACAACGTACTGCAGTATCAAGGGTTATTTGACTTAAATTTTGGTTACGTCAATGCTATTGATTGTCTGTATAGAGCTGCTCAACTCGGTCTTAAGGTAACGTACTTTAATGGCTCGAATAAACCACCTATCGGATCTGTGTGGGTGTCAGACTGCTTGCCATATCATGAATTTGGTCATATTGGATTTACAACCGGATATAATCCGGACGGAACGATAATTACTGTCGAGCAAAATATCGACGGGAATGGAGACGCACTATTTGTCGGTGGTTGGACGCGCAAAGTTACCCACACCTTAACACCCGATGGGGCGTTCGGCTATGGCAACTGGCAAGCTCCTGATCAGCAACTGATAGGCTGGTTCGAACTCCCGTTCGATGGGACAACAGCAGAAGAAAATACAACAAAATTGGAGGAATTAGAATTGAATAAAGATTTTATCTTAAAAAATGGAAAATATGGATTTGGAATCTATATCGGCAGTAAGTATATGGGATTGACTGATATGGGGACCGTCAACAGTTTTAGGGACAGCCTGCAGCTGCCCGTGGTATCTTTGTCTGACAAGGACTTTTTAAAATTTGTCGAAACTTTCGGCAAATAAAACCGCAGCGGAAACTGCGGAATATCATTAAAAAAATAAAAAAGAAAGACTCAATAAATCATCTAGCCCCAGCTTCCTAGCTGGGGCTCTTTTTTGTTGTCGGGATTTTGAGTTGTGCTTCATAATAGATTTCTTCCTGAATGATAGGCGAGTGCATCCCTTGATAGAGTTCACCTCTCCATCTTATTTTTCCAATATAGACGGGGTTTTTCAAAATCCATTTAACAGTTGAGTAATACCATTTTTTATTTAATACTTTTCTGTCAGTCATATCGTGAGCAATGGTGTTTATTGTATCACCTATTAAAAAGCGATCGAAGATATATCTGATCCAATGACTATATTCGTTGGCTTGATATTGGCCATCAATGTAATCATACCCAAATGGACAAAAAGGGGGTGACCAGGTCATAGGCTTACCTTGTAATGCTCGCCCTATTTTTCCTAATTGCATTCGTTCCCTTATTTGATCTCTTTCAAATTGTGCAAATACAGCAAGCATTCCAACCAATACTTTTCCTACTGGTGTCCTGGTATCAAAATTTTCGGACAAACTGATAAAGGCTATTTCGTTTTTTAAAAATATATCCTCAATGATATGCAAGGTATCTTTTTGAGACCTGCTTAGTCTATCCAATTTATGGACAATTACAAAGTTAAAACATTGATGCTTCGCATCTTCCAGCAACCGACGCAGAGCTGGCCTATCCATCTTTGCGCCAGTAATTTCGTCGGAATAATGCTTATATATCTCGATATCGTGTTGCTGGCAATAAGATGTTGCCAGTTTTTCCTGCATATCAAGTGAGTAACCATTTGCCTGATCAAAGGTACTCACCCTTGTATAGATAGCCGCTTTCATATTTTCGCCTCCTATAGTGAGTGCTTAGCGGCAGCTCTATTATTACACCAATTTGCAAAACTTTCGTTTTTATCTTGCCCTAAGAGGGCCAATCTCTTAGCAGCCCTATATTCGGTGGATAGTGACACAAGCATTTGCTTTTCAAAGCATTTTAGAGTTGCGCAGCTAAATCCCATACGATATCCACTAGCCTCCAAAATTTCCACACATTTGTCTAAAGCTCTTTTATCTTTTATCGTTTTTTCGTCATCTATTGACTCGACAGATGCCAGGAACGAATCGAGCAGTTCAAAACATTCGTCATTTTGGATAATGTAAAATGGGAGTGATTTCATTGTGATTGTTTGCATATCTTACCTCTTTCTTTTCTGAGGTACTAAATAAAGTACCTGTTGCGTTAACAAGTACTTTATGCTACAATACAAAAGTACTTGCTTTTAGTGAGTGCACCTGCCTTACAACCAGTCGGATTGGCGTTTGAGTGGCTGTAAGGTGTTTTTATTTTTCTTTTGCGTAGTTGTATAGCTTCTCAGCAGTGAGTAAAGCTATTTTGTCCAAGCTGGTTTTTCCAGTTCTCAAGTCTAGTACAGTTGTGTATGGGACATTAGCTCCCTTTGCGATTGCGTAGGTGCTTATTTCGCTTTTTAGCAGTTCTTCGATTGCTCTTCTCATTTGTGCTCCTTAAGTATAAGTAGCAAATCGCTACTATCAAAATGTTGATGATTAAAATTTCCATGATTTTTATTCCCTTTCATGATATAATAGGGACTGAGGGGAGTTGCCGCTCCCCTTATCCCAAAGGCGATTACTTAAACTTGCGAGGTCTAGGTTTTCGCTTTTTTTCTTTGCTCCA